TCAATGCTCGGGAGGGTCTTCTCGTAGAGCCGAAATTCGGCGAGGCGGGCGCAGCGGCGCCAGTCGTCGCGTAGGCCGGTCGCCCTCGTGACGGCGGAGGCTACTTGCCCCGGTGTGCGGGCGGCGAGGCGCTGGAGAGTGGCGCTGGCGCTCGGCGTTGCGGTCAGATTCGACGCGGCGACGGTCGCGGGCCTTCACGGTTGCGGCGCCGGTTGGTGTCCTGATATGGGCGGCGTGCTCGACGGCTTTACACGCGGGGCACTGGAGCCGTCGGCCTCCGGGGCTATTGCGGTCAGCGGCCAGCTCCTTGGCGGGCGTGAGTACGCCACAAGTCCGGCACGTCGCGGCGTGTAGTACCTCGTCGGCGTCAGGGCCAGTGATCCAATGACGGACAGAGCCGGGGCGGGTACGCGAGCGCACGGCCTCGATTCGGATCTCTGGGGCGCTCATGCCTCGGCCTCCTTGGCTTTCTTGGCGGCGCGGGCTTCACGTCGGCGGCGGGCCTCGCACGGTCGGCATGAGTGGCGCAAGCCGTCAGTCTTGGATAGATCCACGCCGAACATGGCGAGCGGCAGCACTTCAGAGCACGCGGAGCACGTTTTGCCGCTGTGGCGCCGCCGATAGTCGAGGCGCTCTAGCGCCGCGGAGCTGAGGCCGGTCACTTGCTGGCCTCGGCGTAGGCCTCGCGGCGGCGTTCTGCCCGGCGGGCTCGCTTGGCGCGGAGTCGGCACGAGTTGCACTTGGGCCCGCGCCCGGTCGGCGAGGCGGTGCGCTCCGGGTACTTGAAGAATGGGCGGATCTGGCGGCAGCTTATGCACTGCTGGCGGGCGAGGGCGCCGCTGGCGTCGAAGTGCTGGGCCAGTGGGCCCGCGGGCGATTGGTAAATGGTTTCCATGGGATCTCCTTAGGGTCTGGGGCGAGCTACACGCCGCGGAAAAATCGAGCGAGGGCGGCGCGTAGCCGCGGATCATCGAGGGGGTGTGCCTTCAGGTTCTCGGCGCCCTTGGCGTCATTGATTGCCTTGGTCGCGAGGCTGGCGGCAGCTCGGGCCTCGGCGTGATTCCTGTGGAAGGTCTTGCCGCTTGGCGCCGTGACCACGATAGGCCGGGCGGGATCTTTGATCTTGCGCCAGTCCTTCGGGATATGCACGGTCACGCCAGAGTCGCCAGCGTAGAACCGGCCCTTTTGGAGCCGGTAGTTCTCGTGGGCGCCGTAGTAGGTCATATTGCGGTTGAAGTGGGCGCGTGCTTTGTCGTACCACTCGGGGTTAGGGGCCTTGACCTTATGGCCGCTGGCGTTCTTGTTGCCAGTGGGGGCGCCCTGCGGGCCTGAGGAGGGCGCGGCGGCGGGTTTAGGCTGAAATTCGGACACGGTTTGCTCCTTAGGACTTGACAAAAAGCTGAAAATTACTCGATTTTCTAAAAACCCCCAGACCCGCGCGCACAGTTGAACGCTATGCCGTAACGGTGCCGCGGCTACCCCGGCTAGGAGGTACCCCCCACCTCTCTGCGGCGTGGCTGGTACAAATCGGGGGCGGGGTTGGTACATAGTGCCGCGCCGTGGTGCGTGTAAACACTTTGCGCGGTTGGTGCTGAGTTGTTTACACGCACTGGCGCGGGCTGGCTGACGCTGGCGCTGGCGCTAACCTTCTACGATCGTGTACTGCTCCATGACTTTGTCGAAGGTGAAGGCTGTGAGCTGAGGCCTTTGCTCTTCGAGGATCTGGGCTACACGTTCAGGACTACCAACTAGGCAAGCGCGGAGATCGTCGAGGTGATTACTCACGCGCTCCTGTACTACTGCTTCCACCTGAGAGAGCCGGAGGGTGCGGGCCTTGATCGGCACGGCCCGGCCTTGGTGGGTGTAGCCTACTTGGCCGGGGCGATCCTTGCCGCGGGGGCTGGTGTGCCGGGGGGTATCTTTGCGCGGGCGAGTCTTGGGATGGGTAGGGTTGCGCCGGTTGGCGAGGGCGGGCACTGATTCAAGCGGGCCATTCACGCGGGCGAACTCGGCCATGGCTTGCTGTCTGATGCTGGTGAACTCCTCGGGCGGGAGCTGCTCGACGCCTCGGCGTGTGAGCTCGGCGCGTACCTCGCGGAGGTAGTAGGTCTTAGCCGCCTCGCGCCAGTGGCCGCGGCTGGTGAAGTGGGGGGCTGTGTTGGTGGTCATTGGCGAGAGATCCTCTCTTGATAGGGGTCAGGTATGGGGCGAGGGCGCCCGGCTTAGCGTGGATAGCTGGGCGCCCTCGTGGTTAGTGCTGGTGGTTAGCGGTTGGCTCTCGCTGCGGCGGCGATAGCGGCGGGGTCGAACTCGCCGCCGTTCTGCTTATCCGCGATCACTGCGCGGGCTGCATCCAATGCCTGTTGAGGCGTGATGCCTTCGGCGCGGGCGGCGGCTTCAAAGCGCTCACGTTCAGCGGCGGTGAGCTCGTCCACTGTTGCGGGGAGCTGCTGATTCTTCTTGATTACCCGGTCAACGATTGCGGGCACATCTTCCATGCGGACCATTTGAGGTCTCCTTACTGTGTGGGGTTGGGGTTGGATGTTGCCAGCGCAAGAGCGGCTCTGACGCCTTCGAGGTATGCCGCAACTTGCGCGGCGGCGAGTTCCTGGGCTTTCATTTGCTGCGTGCTTCCTTGGCGCGAGCCTTGAGCTTGAGGCTTGCCAGTTCGCCAGCCTCGCGCTCTAGCTGCATGGCGTCGAGGTCGGCCTGAGTGATTACCTCGGCGCCCTCGGCTGCGGCGGCTGCGGCGTCTACGTCGAAGGACACGAGAGCCCTAAGGGCGCGGAGCGAGACGCTGAAACCGCCGTCAAACTGGCGTTCGTCGGCGCCTGTTATCCGGTGCGGATCTCGGCCCGGTTTGCCTGCCACTTCATAGGCGCGGCGGGTCGTGGCGTACAGCTCTTCGATCGTGTCGAGGGCCTCGGCCAGCTTCGGCGTATTCTCGGCGATCACTGAGGCCGCGAGCTGCTGGCGGTCGAGGGTCGAGCCTTCGATCAGGTCGGCATAGGCGCGGGCTAATTTCCGGCCTTCGGCGGCGTGCGCTTTGGCGTCCGCATAGATCTCAAGGTGGGCAGCTTCGGCGGCGTCGAGCTGGGCCTGAGTGATCCGCTGCGCTGCGCGGTCGCGCCGGGCCTGAAGCACGATCTCGGCGCTTGGCGCGATCCGGGCCATGATCTTCTTGGCGGCTTCATTGTGGGCCAGCCATGCGGCGCGAGCCTTCGAGGCGCCACGGATAGCCGCGACTACGAAGGGCTCGAAGGGGTCGCCGTCGGGCTTGTGGTTGTAGCCGGTGAAGAGGGCGAGGCCGTTGTCAGTGGTGCTAATTGAGAGCTTGCTCATGGGTGTGATTCCTATCTGTGGTTGGTGGTGCTATTTGGTACCGCGAGGGGCGCTCGCGGGGTCTAGGGGTTAGGGAGCCGGTAGGTCTTCACACCGCCAGTGCCGCGCCACGAGGGGGCGAGGAGCTCGTCAGCGACGCGGTAGAAGATCCGGGGGCCGGGCGTCTCGTGGTCTGTCTCCTCGTCCTCTCGCCAGCACTGGAAGGAGTGCGCGGCGAACTGGTAGAGATCCGCGGCGGCTATCTTCTCGCCGGGCTGTGGGCCGATTGGGGCCGGGTCTTCGAGGGTCGGAATGAGTACCTCGGAAATCCACCAACGGGCCGCGGCCTCCTCGGCGGCGTTCTCGCGTTCGCGCTGCTTGGCCTTGCGCTGCGCTGGCGTCATGGCCGGGGGCCGTGGCGCGGCTGGTGGGCGCCAGACTGGGGCAGCTTGCCGGGTGGCTTTCAGGGCGTCGGCGAGGTAGGCGCTCACTGAGCCCGTATCGCCTTCAGTCATGAAAAGCTTCAGGTCTCGATACGGGCGCCCTGCGTCGGGCCGGTCCGGCAGACTGGCGAGGTCCTCGCGGAGCTGCTGGGCGAGGTGAACCATGTTTACCGGGGTCGGTTCACCCTCGGCGCCGTGGTCGCGGAAGAGGAGCGCGGAGCCGCTGCGGTAGACGTCGCGGGCGAGCTTCAGCGTCGGGAGCGCGAAGGTCTCGGCGAGGATACGGGGGCCGGGTACTTCGATCGTCACGCCAGAGTCAAGGCGGCGGGTCACTGGGCGGTCGGCGCGTGCCGGGCGGTAGGCGGCGCCGTCGCGGAGGGCGGCGAGGCCGTCGGCTGGAGTGGTCATTTTGGGGGTATGTCCTAACGTGGTGGTGAGGTCTAGTGACTGAAGATGTCACTAATGGTGTTTCTCTCTATTACTGGGTTACTTTTACGACGGCACACACACTAGAGAGAGGTATAGGGGCTACGGCTCAAAACACCATTCGTGACACATTGGTTCACTCATTGGCTTGATATGGGCACCGCCCGCCTCCCTCGGCGGATCTACCGGCGTAGGGCCCGCTCGGCCTCGCGCTGGATCTCGGCGAGTACGACGGGATCGGCGCCAGCGGCCAGCGCGGCGGTCATTCTGGCGAGGATCTCGGCACGTACCTCGTTACGTTTGTGGAAAGCGGCAACGCGGCACGAGGGCGAGCAATACACCTTGCGCGGGTCTGCGTCTTCGGCGATCTCGTGTGCTGAGTTGTGCTTGCATTGGCGAGCCATAGCGTCGCCTCCTTTCGTGGTTACATAACGGAAGATGGTCAATAAAAACGCGGTGGCTAGATACCCATCTACCGGCCCGGCCCTGAGAAGATACGGGGGTTAGTGGGTATCTTCAGGACCGGGCGCGGAGCGGGACCGCCACCACAGCAGGTTTGAGAGCTAGGAGCGCCGCGAGGGCAGCACTTTTTCAGGCTCAACTATGGAGTGGGCCTGAGAGCCCCAAGTGTGCAGATTTTGGCGAACTATTTTCGCCGGATCTGGAGCACTGCGGGCAGCTCTAGTGTCACCATAGAAGGGAGCCACGGAGCCCCAACTGTGCAAGATTTGGCAAACTATTTTTGCCGGATCTGGCAGTACGGGCAGCGCTTTTTGCCTCTATATAAGTAGCGGGCCACGCGGGCCCCAACTGTGCAAGATTTGGCAAACTATTTTTGCCGGATCTATGCCCCGCGTCGGGGCGGCAGCATTTTTGCTCTCATATACGTAGAGGGCCATGGAGCCCCAACTGTGCAAGATGGGGGCCTATTTTTGATAACGGCTCGGTAACAGTTGAGAGCCCCGCCAGAGACGCAAGAAGGGCCCGCGCCGGATCTGGCGGGGCCCTTCAGGGGGTACTTCTGGCGGTGGTGTTTACACGTCGGCGGGGCCGTCGTCCGATTCCTGGGCGTGTAAACGCGCCTCCTCGGCCTTCAGGACGGCGAGCGCGTCGGCCACCGTCCAGCGGTGCCAGTCGCGGCGGGTCGGGGCGGCGGTTAGTTCCATGGGCTGCGGGTCGTCGTAGATACGACGCCGTGCTGGGTTTAGGGGTTCACTCGGCGTCATAGTCTTCTACCTCCCCGGGGTTGGTCCACTTCCACGGAATATCGAGCCGTGTTTCATCCATGCGCCGGGAGCCTCTCACGGCGGGCTTGACGACGATAGGGCCGTCCAGCGCCGAGACAACCAGCTTGCGCCGTCCGTCCACGTCACGAGCCTGCCACGCCTCGGCGAAGGTCTCGCCAGTCGCCACGGTCTCACTCGTGACGACGGCGGGCGCCGCCTCTAGCTCGGCTCGCTTGGCGTCAAGCTTGGCGATACGGGCGGCGATTTCGGGATAGTCAGCGCCGGGTTGCTTCATATCCTCGGCGGCGGCGTCGATAGCTTGGCGGACCTGTGCCAGCTCGCTAACGTCTGGGGCGGTCTCGCGGACCTCGTAGACGTCGAACGTGCCAGCGACGGCGAGGAGATGCGCGGCAACGTGATCCTCTAGGGCCTCGGCGTTGATGCTCACCTTTGCCGGGCAAGCGCCAGCCGGGGCGGCGCACACATAGCGAGCGGCTCGCGTGCCGTCCTTTAGCTTGTTGGTGTAGTTGACGCGGAGCGGCCCGCCACATGTAGAGCACGCCGTCACTCCAGAGAGGAGCCTAGCGGCCCGCGTGCGGCCAGCGCCGGGCATGGAGTTGTAACTAGGGCGCCTTGCCAGCGCGGCCCGCGCCTGCGCCAGTTCGTCGGCGTTGACGATGGGAGGCCAGACAACCTCGGGGAGGCCGTCGTCTCCCAAGATGGGGCGGTGCGTGCGCGAGTTGTCGCCGGGGCGGCGGTGCGTCATGTGCCCCAGTAGTGAGTCGCGGCGGATCAGGTCGGCCACGCCTGAGGCGCTCCAGCGCTCGGAGCGGCGGGGCTTGATTCCGTCGGCGTTTAGGTCCTTGGCGATCCTGTAGCCGGTTTGACCGTCAAGGAGCGCGTCAACGATACGCCGGACTATCGCGGCCTCGGCGGGGTCAATTTCGAGGGCACGGCCCTTGCCTGATGGGTGAGGTATCGAGCGGTAGCCGTAGGGGAGCGGACCGGAGTGCTTGCGGGTAGCGCGTTGGTACTTGCGAGCGCCAGCGACGCGGGAGCGGATCAGCTCGCGCTCGGTGCGGCCCATGGCGGCGAGTAGGGCAACTTGAATATCCCAAGTGGGCGTATCGGAGCGTAGGCCGTCGGCGAGGGCTACGAAGAGCGCGGGGGAGCCCTTGGCCTTGCGGGCGTCGAGGACGTCCTGAAGGTCTGCCACAGCACGGGCGCCCATACGGCTCCACCTGTCGAACTTCAGGACGGCTATGACGTCGGCGCTTCGATCGTTTAGCATTTTTAGTGCAGTATTGGCGTTCTCTCGGGGCTTGCCACCACTTAGGCCGTCGTCGGTATAGGTTGCAACAATCTGCCATCCCTCGCGCTCGGCGAGCTCTTGCAGTTGCTTGTTTTGGCTGGCGATTGAAACGCTCTCCTCTTTGGAGACGGAGAGGCGTAGATAGAGGATCGCTTTCTTTGGGGCTGAAAGAATTGTCATGTGTCAATTATCAGATATTGGCCAAACCCTGCCAGCCTTTGTTCTGTTAGGACTTCCTGACGCGTCACTTTCGGAAGCTCGGGAGAGGATCCGTTCGGCATCGCAAAACTCTGGGATCCCTTTGAGCAGGAGGAAGATCACCGTCAATTTGGTGCCAGCATCGCTGCCCAAAAAGGGCTCGGGCTTTGACCTTGCCATTGTGATGGCAGCTTTGAATGCGGCCGGGGATGTGCACCGCACTGGGGGTACGGTATTTATTGCCGAACTGGGACTGGATGGGCGGCTCCGGCCAGTTCGTGGAGTCTTGCCAGCTGTCCTGGCCGCGTGCACGGCTGGTTGCGAGGACTTTGTTGTGGCCACAGCAAATTTGGCAGAGGCGCGGCTGGTGAAGGGGGCCAAGGTCCGCGGCTATGACAATCTTGCCCAAGTGGCTCTGGCTTTCAATGCAGACCCAAAGAAGCTGTGCGGGGTTCAAGGGGGCTGGCAGGGCGGGGATTTTGCGCAGATGGCCGGAACACCAGCTGCTGCGGCTCAACCGCAGGCGGATCTGGCTGAGGTAGCAGGCCAGCCCGTGGCACGGCTGGCTTTGGAGATTGCTGCCGCGGGCGGCCACCACCTGATGATGGTGGGGCCGCCGGGATCTGGCAAGACCATGCTGGCCGAACGGTTGCCAGGACTCTTGCCGGATCTTAGCGATGCCGAAGCCATGGAGGTCACGGCCATCCATTCCCTCGATCACAGAGGTTCCGGGCTAAGGGAGCTTCTCCGGCGACCGCCGTATGAGCGCCCGCATCATTCGGCCAGCACGGCGGCCATCATTGGCGGTGGCAGCGGAATTCCCCGGCCCGGTGCCGCCACCAGGGCACATCGTGGGGTGCTATTCCTGGATGAGGCTACAAATCTATTACACCCCATAGTATATTCGAAGAATAGGAAATGCCAAGACATTGATGGATATCAGGAAAATATCCTAGGAATGAGCTAGGAACATGGGCAATTGCCCTGACTGCTAGACGATCATATTTGAGAGAAGTTGAAGTGCAGCTTTATCCTGTACCTTCAAAGAAACGCCGCTGGCTTGGGTTGACTTCTTGATATATTGGAGAAAAACGGCTTCGTTCATTAGTGACTATTATATCAATTCTGGGCTTGGGTTAGAAGGGCTTTCTTACCCGTCGCATTTACCTGGGTAGCCCGCTATCGTAAATACATGAGCGAAAGAGCTGAGCACAAGGCGTGGGCTGCAATGGCGCTCCACGCCGCTCAGTTCGCCGCAGAGCATGGTGGAGACTCAATGAGTCCTGATGACCAGCTCACCTACGAGGGGCTCATGCAGGACGTCCAGGCGTCTGCTGAGCGGCATGATTCAGTTCGTGACGAGACGGGCTCTTGAACGGCCGGCTTTGTCTGTGCTCGTTGGTACGCTTGCCTGAGTAGCCAATGCGAACAAGGGGGACGTTTTGAAGGTTTTTATTAGCTGGTCGGGGGAGCGGAGTAAAGCAGTCGCTACTCAGGTCAAGCAGTGGGTTGGGCAAGTGTTCCAGGGGTCGGAAGTCTTCATGAGCGATGAGGACATTATGGCCGGTACGAACTGGTCCGAGCGCATCAAGAAGGAGCTCGCCGACACCACTGTAGGCATCATCTGTATGACACCTGAGAACCAAGACGCCAAATGGATAAATTTCGAAATGGGCGCACTCTCTAAAGAGGTGACTGACGGAGATACCCGGGTGATCCCTCTCTTGATCGGATTTGATAGTACTCAACAAGTCGGTCAACCTGCAGCATCTTTGAACATGGTCATGCTCAACAAAGACGGTTTTAAAAAAATAGCCTATTCGCTCAATCAGGTGATGGAGCACAAGCGCGAGCACTCTGCTGTTGATCAGGTCACCGAAATGTGGTGGAAGGAATTATCAGACGACATTGAGGCGGCAGCTAGTGAAGTACCTGACAAAGCGCCACCGCCACGTACAGAACGAGCAATGGTTGAAGAGATTCTTGATACGGTACGTGGCATATCCAAGCAATTGCCATTGACCGTAGTTAGGAAGAGTCGAACACCTAACATGTTCGATGAAAAAGAGCGTCAGGTCTACACTGGTGTCGTTTCAGAGATGATCGGGGATGATTTTGGATACATTCTCTACTCGTTTAACATTGAAAATGGGCTGACAATTAAGACGGAGAAAGAGATTACCGGAACCCTAGCCTTTGACATTACGTCGAGGCTCCGATCTGTCCGCCCTGAGATGTCGGTATCGTTTGATGTTTTAGATGGGTCAGAATTGGGTCTGGCGCAACAGATGAAAGAGGAATCTAGCTAGAAAACCATGTTGACTTTATTGATGTCGCGCCCAATAATCATGCGCAGCTAGGGATCGCAATAGGCGATTGCTATGTACATGAAAGCAGGTGATTGAAGTGGGATATAAATCAATCCGCACTTCAGACATCAGCGGGGAAGTCCTCGCAGATGACAAGGTGATCACTGTCGTGGTCCGGAGCGAAGGCAAACTGTTTGATGCCGCGGCTGAAGAGCTGACGGGCCTCAAGCGGCTGACCAACGTCGTCGAGGTTGAACTGCGTCATGCAGACGGCACGTCCGAGGAGTTCATTGTAAACAAGTCGGATTTCGACAAGGTCGTGACGGCCGAAGTCTTGGCCAATGCAGATTCCATCAGGGGTCGCAGAAATGGGTTCACCCCCAAAGCTCCTTAACTGGAGCTTCACAGCATCAAAGTCCCTATCTTCCATTCGAGCTCAGCTCTGGAAGGTAGGGACTGTTTTAATTTGGGGCAAGGAATAAGCCGTCACCACTTGGGTAACGGCTCTTCCACGGTTGGAACTGGCTTTCACGCGGCAATGGCTGAAATGACTCTGGCCTGGTCAACCAACGCCCACCGTTCAGCGAGTGAAGCAGCGGCCTTGTATGCATCCGTCCAGTCGCTGTAGCGCATCTGGTTTCCACTCCAAGTATGCATGTCGTTGAGGGTGGTGACCTGAACGGCGTAGCACGGGGTATTGAGGAGTAGATCAACCAACTCGGCCGGCACATCTTGGCTATCGCCTTCATCGTCAGGCTGTCCAACAATGATGACATCGCCAACCAAGATGTCGTTGCCACGGAAGCGGCTGTTGTGAATCCACAAAACCAGAGTTGCCCTGGCGTTCTGGTCAAGGCCGATCAACTTTCCATCTTCGTTGACAAAGATGGTGGCATCTGGCCGCTCGATGTCGATCGCTTCGATCAGTCCACCAACTGCGCTCTGCATGTCCTTCAGGCCGTTCAACTCGAGTACTTCAAGGGGCTTTGTTTGATCCGCCGGGATCAAGATTCCTCTGGGCATCGCAATCACTTCCAATCGTGGGATTGTCTCCACAGCCTCATAGCTGCGGAGGAAGCCCCGCGATCAGGGTTACTTCTTCTCCTTCTTGGGCTTCTTGTTGGAGCAGTACGGACAGTCCTTTACTAGGCACTTCTTCTCGCCAGGACTTACGATGTTGCCTGCACGGCACTCTTTCCAGGATGAACGGCTTTCGCTGGGCTTGATGTGGTCCTGGTCCACTACTTCACCGGTGGCAATCTTGACGATGGGAGCGCGTAGCTTCTTGATCTCCACCTTGTGTTGCTGAGTCTCTGCAATAAGGTCTACGAGGTCGCTGAAGCGAATAGTTGCCAGGACTTCGTCGTCAGCCTGAAACACCACTGTTGGGATTCGGCTAAAGCTGGCGCCACTAACTGCTTGCCGCCACCACTCTTTGATCTTGATGGTCTTGTGGTTCTTCACTTCTATATCTAAGGGGGTGTCTTGGAAGTAGTCGGATATGTCCATCTTCTGGTGGCTACCTGCACCACTTCGCTTGTCCCGACTTACGCGGGCACCCAACTTCTTCTTCAGGAGCTTGGCCACTTGGTTCTCTAGGCTCTTGCCCTTTTCGCTTGATTCACTCACATCACCTCCTTAGGTGTTTAAATTGCGTCCAGAATGCCTTGTTCCACCGGTAAGGTAATGAGCCCCCATTTCACCAAAGGTTGAACACCTTATCGGGGGAACAAGGCACTGCACTGAGATGAGGGTCTATCCCAGTGCAGTACTTCACAGTCTGAGTAGACGAGGAAAATGGAGAAAAACTCGTCTACCCGGTTGAGCGCATCAGGTAACTGTAAAAAACGTACGCAAGTCCTTTTAGGGTCTTATGTGATTTTTCATGATGCGTTCAACTGGTCTGCCTCGATCAGATTTTCAATGCGAGTGTTTGTTGCCGTGGAGGGGCTGGCACCTCGGCTCCACACGGTCTTTGAATTAACGGGCAACACCTCTTGCGCTACGGTTTGGCCGTCGCGACGACAACGCACAGGCTGTCGATTTCATGTTTCAGTTTCTTGTACTCGTTCCTTTGGCGGTTCCTGTTAGAGGTCCGGCGTTGCTCGAGTTCCATCTCGGACTCAAGCTTTTCAAAGGAAAGGTGTAGGGAATCGAGCTTACTAATATGCTTCCTCCTGCCAAAGAGTTTGAGGCTTTGGCGTTATATTGTCAATCCTTCATCCATATCAACGTTCGCGGATGCATATGGTGCAAGTTTCATGAGTCTTATCTTTTCGTTCAACTCCGCAATCGCCTGCTCCGGCCAAATAACCTGTTCATGTGCGATATATGATCTGACAGCCGCTCGTGTTAGATGAATCCACCCACCCACCAGCGCATGTTCCTGTTTGATTGCAAGCAGGTGGCTCGGAGAATTCTTTTGAGGATGCCCCCAACCCAACTTAGTAAAGATGTAATCTGTCATTAGCTTCGAGGTCTTCTGCACATAGCGGTATATCTCGGGAGCAATGAGACCAATCTCCTCAACTGCTTCGATTACTGGTCGCATTTCTGCGAATCTGGTGCGGATGGTGTCGTGATCCAATACTGCACTAGGTGACTCGAATCTATGAACGTCCTCCATTGTCGCGAAGAACTTCACGAAAAGGGCTGTTTTATGGTCCAGACTACGATCCCGGCGTTTGGCCTCGGCTTCGCGTTTCCAGCGCTCTTCGGTATCTTCGGCCTGCTTCTTCTCCCGCTTGCCAGTAAAGATGGCAGCAACTATCTGCGCTCCAACTGCGCCACTGGCACCGATGCCAGCTCCGCCGAGCGCCAAAAGGATTGCCTGTTGTGTGATTTCCCCTGCCATGTGATGACCCTACCAACTGATACGTTCGCTACATGATCTGGATGGGCCAACTGAAGTAGCTCACGGGTCGCATAAGGTCGTAGCGGTCAAAAACATCCTTCTTTGATTCAGTCAGAATGCCTCGATTATTGCGCAGCCACGTCACGCCCTGTGCATCGCGGAAGCAGATCTCATACGACGGCTGGAAGCCGGCGCCTGCCCAGCCTGCTGGCGCGGGCACTTCAAGAGTTGACTCTGGTGGGACGAGGCGAAGGATCTGACCAGCCTCGGGGAAAGCCGGAGGTTTCCCCTCGGACTCATGTCTGCCGTCCACCATGACCGCGTATATGTCGTAGACGACCGCGCCAGAGCTATTTCTAATCTTGGCATTGCCTGAGTAATCGTCGAACCAGGCCGTTACATCTTTCGCCTGGGCAGCGCGTTCTGCATTCTTGTGGCGGCGGCGCTCCGTGAAGAGTTGATAGACCGTTGCCAGGAAGGCCAACGTGGTGATGCCGCTGATGATCAAACTGGTGAAGTCAGTGCAAGCCAGGGCTCCCACGGTGCATATGTTGGACATTCAATCATCCTAGCCAGTGGTGCGTTCAACCTGGCTATGCCGCTGACACCAGAGCCACAGCTTGGTAAAAGCTTCTACTGGAGTCCAACCGAATTCATAGTCCGGTTCAAATTCGGCTCGGTACTTGTCTCCAAACTTCCACAGGCATATGCCAACGCCATTGACCGTCTTTGGAAGCTGGTTCAGCACTTCATCGACAATCGGCGCGGCAAACACGCGCGTGTGCTTTCCCCCAACTGTCAGATCCTCATAGTCCCCAGCTATCAGCTTCACCTCACCAGTCACGATGACTTGGTAATACTTGTAAACGGTGTCCTGAGGGAAGCCTGCCGCCTTCAGCTGTTTGGCTTGTTCGAAGCTGACTACGTAGTTATCCACGTTCAGCTCCCAGGTCGTATGTCGAGCCATCCTTACGCGTCACACGCATCGCTAGGATGTCGTTTCGGTTGAGTAGCCGGCAAACATCATCGCGGTCATCGTAGAAGACCTGAACGCCCAACTCTTTGCACTTAGCGAGCTTTAGTTCGGGGGATTGAGCTGGCGAATCAAACACCACCTCGTGCACTCTGACTGAATTCGGGAACCCCAGAACCGTTAGAGCTGTTGCGATCGTGCCGACTCGCCTGTGACCGACTGCGGAAATGACTACAACTTCATCACCGTTCTCCAGGTGCATCATCGCCAGTTCGCGGAAGTAGGTGGGGTAGTGGCTGATGACCTGCCAGTAGTCGAAGCCGACGATCATTTGGTTAGCTCCCCGGCATCGTCTAACGCGACCCCTAGTTTTAGGAGAGCCTTTAGTGGGTTGTCAGCAGACACTACTACGTGTGTAAAGAAGGAACCTCTTTCATCTGCGCCGCCAACATTCGCAACTGCTTGGATATTGCCGCCACTCTCTATCGATATATAGACACTGTCGCCATTGTAGGACTCATGGTACTTACGGATCAGCTTCTCGAGTAGGTAGTCAGAGGTATATTCAGGGATACTGGTCCCATTCCGGCCTTGCATCCTCTTGAACTCTCCGTTACTGAAAAGGTCGGTGTAACTCCACTGGGGGAAACTAGGCTGCCACCGTGTTCGCTCAAACACTTCCTTGCACAGTGCGAATAGTTCTTGGTCGATCATTACTTCTTATTCCTGATTACTTTTAATACGTATACGATGCCGTTCAGGCGCTTGTACGTCGTCATGGTCGTCAACCTGCCATCGACATCGATTGATACCTGGGAGCGCTTGAACAGCAGCTTGAAGCGCATTGCCCGTGTCATTGAGACACTTGGGCGCACGGTTCGGGGGTTGAACATGTTTGGGCTATTGATCACCCGAGAATTGACGGTTGTATAGGGCTTCATCACCAACCGCATCTTCCTGGGCGACCGTCACAACCATGACCAGCTCGTTGCCGGGGGCAAGCCTCAAAACGGTGGAGGAGACGTTGCCGCCAGGTCATGATTTAGACTCCCTAAACGCCTTTTGGACTTCTTCAAAAGCCTGCCGCTCACCTCCTTGATCTGGGTGGTGCTTCAGAAGCTGTTGTCGGTAGGCCGCTTTGATGACTTCCGGACTGGCAGTAGGTGCGACTTCGAGAACTTCGTACCAGAGTCGTGCCTGGTAGGGAGTGACGATTGTGGCTGCTGGCAGAGCTTTGAATCCTCGGAAGGCGGCATTCACCATCTCTTTGGCTCCCCAGCGGTCAAGACCACGTAGGGCCCCGATCGATAGTGCAATTGCATGGAGATTGTCGGCCACGCCGTTCCATCGGTCGCAGGGGAAGCATTGATCTTCGCCATTGAGAGTGAAGTAGACAGCCACACCTTTGTCTTCAGGAGTTGCCTGTTTTCCCCTGTAAGTGCCGTCGACATTGACGACCATATTTTGTAGATATGACAACGTTGGCTGCTCCCAGTAACCGGAGCTCAACCTTCAACTCTTCTCTGGCTGCAGCGAGCGGCGTCTTGAATTGCGATCGCTGCGGCTTCTCGGATCGAATCCATGCGGTAGGCCATTGGAGTGGATACGCAGTCATCATGACTGAACCTCTTTCTTGACGGCAAAGACTTGGCTGCCATTTAGGTAGAGGCCTCTACTGATTCCAAACAAGCCTGCATTCGGCCATACGCCTTCGTACGTCACGCCATTGAAAGTGATGATCGTGTAGAAGGCCTTGTCGTATTGGCCGTTGTATCTTGTGAACCCAGCTGGAACCGGGCGGTCCTTGCGTCTATTACTCATTCGTCACCTCCTCGGGCTGTCGCCCGGCTTTGATTATTTTGTCGGTTGCAGTGAATACCTGACGGATGGATTGGTCGTCCGGCTGTTCACCGCGCAACCAGTGTTGTACGTAGGCGCGACTTTCAGCTGCATCGAATTGGTCGTGTGCTTCGATCTCATTCATGACCAGATACGCGGTTCCTTCAGCTTGGAACTCCTTCAGTCCTCGATGCTGCAGATAGTCGTCGTGCTGCCCCTCTGATGTATGGCCGATGACTATGTGCCCTAGTTCATGGGCAAGTGTCTTCATGGGGTATTTGGCTACCGGATTGATGGCTAACTCTTGACCCCGCGAGAATCCTTGGGTGTTGCCGTTCAAGCTATCGAAGGCGACTTCGCGAATCGCCAGCGTAGCCATTGCACGTTCCGGGCTCCAGAGCTTTGGCTCGTATTCAGGGAGAGGATCACCTTCAGTGTCTGAGACGGTAAACAGGCAGTTGATCATCTTGAAGCCGCGCACCTTTTGTTCCTCGACACCCTGGTCGTCAGTTTCCTTGCGGAGCATCGGCCGCAGAATGCCCTTGGCCTTGCTGCCTTTCTGGACTTGCCGGCCCATGTCTTGCCACCGCTGGTAGGTATTAACGGGCTCCAGAACGCCCTGCTGGAACAACAGCACTTGGTTGAGCAAGCTGTAATTGTAGAAACGAGAGTAGGTGTCTGACATTCCGCCTGGCATAGTCAGAGCTTCTTCAAGTAGGTGCTGCCATTCAAGCTTTACTGGCTCTACTTCTTTGGATCGTCCGCTATGGCGCTCCATGATTAGTACGCCCTACTGACAGGCCGGGGGTACTTTGCTGCAGCGACCGCGTCTGCATCCATGTCCGTGCGTATCAAGGCAATATCTGCAATTGCCGTGGAGATTCCACCAATTGCGTTGTACTTACCCTCACGTAGATCCAGAAAGACGCCTCTGACGCGCTCCTCGAAGGTCAGTGTTGCCGTCCGGTGGTATTCGACAACTGTCGTATCGGCTTCGGACATTGAAGGGTACTCAACGTCAGGACGACGATAGGGTGGCTCTTCTGCTAACTCTCCGAGGTCATACTGATGCCAGAGCTTCAGTGCCCTAATCTGTGAAGGTGCAAGGCCCGCTGTGATACCTGTAATCTGCGTCCGTGGTTTGTTGAGTGCCTGCTCTAGGCAAACTGCTCGAATGGCGCACCCTCCACAGATGGCTCGAGCAGTCTGAGCTTCGAACTTCTGTCGCTGCGGGTTGATGTCAAAGTACTTCTCCGCGATGCCTGGAGCCAGCTCAGCACATGCGGCTCCTTCTAGATTTGGAACTTCACTCATATCACCTCCTTCTGGTGGGTCCTATCGGTTGATTTAGATAAACTGGGCTCGCCACCTTCGAGGTGTGCGATCTGCGCGATGGCGATGTACAGGCTCATGACATAGTCAACGCCTGCAATGCGACTGGCAACTGCCAGGACATAGATGCCCGACATGAAGATGCCTTGACCTAGGATGCGGAGTGGGAAGGCCAATATGGCTCGAACTACTTGCATTCATGTGTCTCCTCTTAAATTTGATGTGGTCCTTATCCACTCCCCAATCGCTTGTAAAGCGCTAACCGAGCGGGAACGCTCTATAAATATGGTTAGTTCAACGATGGGGGAGTGAGTAACGATCAGACTTTTTGCCGGCGCCGACAGAAAGTATCATTATGACCATTTTCGTGACGTCACGAAAATGGGTGTGGATAACTCGCGGATTCAATGCGAACATGCCGTGTCATGATTTGCGCCGTTGTAAAGGTACTGCAACACATTCCCAGCAGATTGCTAGAGGGCTACCCCTGTTCTTGACATCCAACACCAGTTGTTGCCTAGCTATATAGACACTGCTAACAGGGGTGGAAGCGTCCCACAATCTACGTTGGAGGTCGTGCGCCATTTACGCGGTTGCCAAAATTTGCTTAAGTAGCTGCATGTACGAAGAAGACGCGATGATCATTGAGCTAGCTTCCCAGGTGCCTAAGAAGCCAGCATGGATGATCAAAGAAGAACTTGGCAGCGAACGATCAGTCCGCCGTATTCAGGAAGTGATCAACCAGAATTTGGGCAGACGACCGTCGCGCCAGGCTATTCGTCGTTCCGACATGCTCCGTGACCGCGTTGTTGCTGCCATGGAGGCTGGTGGGTTATCAAGGTACTACTGCGGGTCGTGTCAGCGTCGGTGCTTAGAGGAACTCTTCATTCATCAGCTTCGACAGGATGACAGGATTGAATCGCTGATCTTCGTCTGCCGAAACTGTTCTGGTCCGGGGGACCGTTAGGCTTCGGCTTTGATGGCGGGCCTACGGCGGCTAATTCGACCACCAATTTTTCCGACCCTTCTGGCACGTTGTTTGCCAGTCAGTCCATCTCGTCCTTTGAATGGAGAGCCAAATCCACCGCCTGAGCCATTGCGGCCACCGATAGAGCCGATCTTGCGATAGAAGTCAGGATCATTAGCAAGGTTCTGCGCGGCGGCCTTTCTTCCGCCTTCGGCTGTCCCGGCCACGTCTTAGCCTCGTTTCCAGAAGCCGCGGCGAGCTTTGAAGTTGCGGATAGAAGTCAACAGATCTGTTAGCTTTTTGATCCCGCCAATCATGAACGACACTCGTCCGTCCAGGTTGTCCAAACGACTAAGGATGTTCTCATTAGCCAATCGGGCTTCCTGTTGTCCGTCAAGCAATTGCTGCACGTATTCAGGAGTGATCGGACGGTTAGGGACCATGTCTAGCTTCTGCTGCAGTTGATCTTCGGGGTATTTAGCCTCTCGCTGTGCAAGTCGCTGTGCAAGCTGCTCATCAGCGCGTTTCTGACCGTCTCTGGTGCGCTTAGCTTCCTTGATTGCGTTGAAGTTAGGCCAAGTCTTTGCACGACGAATTGCTCGTACTGATTCAGGGCTGATGTGGTTCTTGTCAGCAATTTGTTGGACGCTCCCAAAGTTGTCTTTGAGGTCGCGTGCGATCTTGTGGAATTGCTGCCTAGTGATGTTTTTACCGTGTGCCATCTAGTTGTTCTCCGAGGCTTGAGCCTCCTTAGTTTGTTGTTCTTCTCCCTCAGTGGCCTTATCAATGGTTTGGTCCATTACATTGAGCCAATCGTCAGGGAGAGTTGTCTCGCCAGCCTCTAGCCGCGCCACAAGTTTGTCCAGAGTGGCCAAGTCATCAGCGTTGCAATTTTTGAGGAACGGCTTGTCTGTGAAGGTATGGACGAACTTGTTGATCACCCTCTTCTCTGTCATGCCAAGTGCTTTGAGTCTGCTTTCAATTGATACAGCTGGCTCGTCGACTGACACATCAATATGGATGCCCTCATCATGGGGAACGCCGCCTTCGATCTCAAGAGCACGATCACTGGCCTCGATATCACGCACTCGTTGGGAAACCATCTTGGTTAGGTTCGCGATTGTGAGGGTTGCGTGGTCCCGAGTCTTTATCTTCCATACTTCTGATGCAATCTGCTTCGGTAAGTACTTCATAGCCAGACAAAGGGACTTGATCTGATCGAGTTGCTCCTCTGTTGGCTTGAGCTGCACTCCGCTGGCCTTATTGCCATCGTCATCATCTTCTTCAGATGTGAGTCCAAGCATGGCCATGAGGGCGTATCGACGAAGGTAGGTAATGGCCGAGCCATGCGATTGGGGATCAATCTTCGTCAGAGCCAGCTTTGTCGCTGACTGATATGAGACACCCGATTCATGAACCAATATTGTCAGTAGGCCGGCCTGCCCGTCGATTACAGTCGGTGGCTGCAGAACGCCGATCTTGTGCTTGTTGAGCAGTGCAAGTGCCTGAGTCATTACCTCATGAAGCGGCGTGTATTTACTACCGTATTCGTCGTTATTTGATGATCGTACAAGTGGCTTCAAACCCTTCTGTATAGAGATAACTGCTTTAGCGATCTCGATTGGGATCTCTGGGGCAGCTGCCGCTGGAGTCGTTTCAACACCTATAGCCATCGCAAGTTGCCCGCAGCACAGCTAGAATTTGCTGAAGTCTTCACTGAACACTGGGTGATCTTGCTTGATTCCGTCGAGGTACTTTCTGCCATTTAGCTTCTCCTTTCTGACTATCTCGTTGTAGTAGTCTCTTATTCTGTCGTTGTGTTGAAGTACTGCAGTGCTGAAGATATCGGATCGAGAGGGTTCAAAACCAAACTCTTCCTTATGCCATGCCTGGTACTTCTTGATGGCTGCTATGAGCCGAGGATCGAATCGTTCGTTGTATTGGCCTTTGAGCGTCCCAAACGACTGTTTGTAGGTTGGGTATGGGCTTTTTGCCATGGTTTGTTATCCTTTCGTGTAATAAGTTCAGTCTCCTTTTCTGAGTTCGTGATTGCGTAGGCTAGTTGCAAGCGACCAATCGTGATGTATGTCGTGCGTTCGTCCTGCAAAGCACTATGAGGCATTAGCTCTATTTTGTAAAGACACAATCAGTGTAATAAATACATCAAATACTGTGGAAAAGTCTGCAATTATTTCGGTGTAGGTCTCGCTATGGGGGCGAGCAAGGTATCGACCCACGCTAGAACGCTCAAATAGCCCTAGAACATGCGGCAATGGGCGCTAGACTGCTTCGTTGTATACTGACCACATGCGTATGACCGGAATATCATCACTCACTAAGGACGTTGAAACAAGCAAATTCTCCATGAATCGCCAAGGCAAACTGATCGTAGATATATGCTGCATATCGTTCATCTTCGTGAGTTCCAAGCCAAATGCGTGTGCCTGCAAAATCGAGCGAAGCAATCCATTTGTGTTGCCCGTCGAGTCTGTACACACCCTTGTATGGAGAAGTAGCCCGACGGCCCCCTTTTCTGTTCACAGTATTTTGCTGTGGGCTTGCACGACGGAGGTTGTTGCGTCGATTATCAAGCTGGTTTCTATTTACATGGTCGATATAGACTCCACGAGGAATGCGCCCACCAAGGGTTCTTTCGTATATCATGCGATGGATACTCTGCTTTCTTCCTTCAACTCTTGCGTGTGGTGCTCCGTGTCTCCCACTCGAATCGGCCACCCAAGAGTATCTTGCGAGGTCTTCGTCTTGTCGAGAAATAATAATCTCATCACCCCGTGCCGTTGTGATGACGACTTGGCCGTCTCTATAAATTACTGGTCTATCGCATCTCCCTCCAATATACGAGCTATTTCGGCATGTAAGGCTACAGAACTTTCGGCTGTCTCGTTCGTTTTTATAAACATTGAAACTCTTTCGACACTGCTGGCAATCTATTTTGTACTTCATATCGTTAGTATGAACGGATACATGTAAATGGCAAGACTAACAACCCGTGACGCTGAAATTATAAAATCAACCGACCAGTTCGGACAGCTTAGTTCTGGGCATATTTGGGATATTCATTTCGACAACACCAATAAGAATTCAATGGATCGTGTACTCAAACGTCTCGTTGGATTGAAGTACCTATCCAGGATCGAACGACGTCTCGTGGGTGGCAACGGTGGCGGCTCTGGTCAATACGTCTATCAGTTGGGATTGGCCGGTCATGACTTCCTTGGTAAACGTGGAAAATATACGCCCGCGCATAGGACGGTCAAACATCACTCACTAGAGATAGTCGATGCTTTCGTCCAGTTCACCAAGGCTGAAGAGGCCGGGGCTATCAAGCTCATCAACTACCTGACCGAGCCCGATGCCCATATGGATATAGCAGGTGCGAAGCTCAAGCCCGACCTGTTCGTGGAGTATGAACTCGTTGGCCTGGGCGAGAGTCAAAGCCTGTGGATTGAGGTAGACCGTGGATTTGAATCGCTATCTGTTATCAGCGCAATGGTTGGCCGCTATGCTCACGCCCTTGAGTTTGCAACCAAGCGGGATATAGAGACCGTGCCGGCCGTGCTCTTTTTAGTACCCGATGAGAGGCGTCTGCGCAACATACAAGGCGTGATACGGCGCGAAGCTGAGCAGTACCAGGACATGCTCAGAGTTGAGCTTGCAAGCGATTTCATGGCCTCTGTTAGTTAAGACTATTTCACAACGTTTTGGACTGATTGTGTATTTACACAATGTTGTTTATTTAGTAAACTTAAAGAGTACTAAATAAATGGGGAAAAGAAGAATGAATAAAATTCACTTGAACGGAGCAGACGCTGAGGCAATCGCCGAACTAATTGGCGGCACTCTAATAATGGTTAATGAGAGCGATGGCATCGCAACTATAGCGGGTGGTGATACCACCAAACTGAGCCGCCTATCAGGTCAATCAGTAACAGCGGAGACGCTCTAATGTACGTGTATAGCGAACAGTACGACATCTTTCTTTTTGACAATGACCTCTCTGAGTATCAACACTCGGACGAGGGCCTGGTCGTAGGCGGCATGATTACATACAACGACTATGACGACCTAGTAAGAGATGAAACACGGGCAACTGCTAAACAGCTACAGGATGCCTTTGAAGCCTACTGGAACGCGCGTAACGATACGGGCCTCCACTACGACGGCGTGAAGGGTGAGGCGTAGTCATGATTCAAGGACTATTCGCCCGCAAATGCGGCAAGTGTGGCCGGGGGATGCGCGAGGGCTACCTGGCTGATTATGAATACTACTGTTCGGATGCATGTCTGAGAATCGACTTTACGGATGAGGAGTGGGCCGAGCTGGCATCTGATGAATCAGATGACTTCTACTACACGGATTGGTCTGACTGGGACGACTCTACAGATGAGCTCTATACGGCAGATGGACGCGTAGTAACGGTGATGCTCTCATGATTGCCATGATTGAAATATCAAAAGAAGCGGCGGTGTGTGTCTGGACATGCGCCGCTGTTGAGCTCTATGAGCTCCACGACGATATGAGCGAGAGCCTCATCAAGGACGAAGAGCAGCTCCTCACGTGCGAACGATTCGGGATTGAAGGCGAGCTATTCGGTGAACCGTATCCCGAGCAGGCGGCCGCGTGAAGTACACCAATAGGCAGACGGGCGAGATACTCGACCTTGAGCCTCTAAATACGGAGAAGCAGCGCGCTCAGAGCCGCCGTGTGGGCCGCAAGTACCGAAGACGGTACACAATCCATCTTGATGAACCAACGGCCATAGCGCTGGCCATAGGCGCGGTTATCCTGCTCATCATGGCAAGCTGAACATCACCAACAGAAAAGCCCCGACATTGTGCGGGGCTTTTGCATATCCTGGAGGCACTTAGGCCTTGTCTACGGCGTCTGGTTCAGCAGCAGGAATTACGCCCTCAGTTTCCGCTCTCTTGTCCTCCATGCGCTTTAGATACACTTGGCTGCGCTTGAAGCCTTGGTCCATCTTCATGTTCTTGCTGCGCTCAGCCAGCGTAGGGCCGTAGTAGGGCACGTTTAGGATCTCAACTGTGTACGTTTTGTTTAGTAAGTCGCCCATCTTCATACGGCACATTATGGATCAAGTGCTTGTTTTTTACTAGACTCACTCGCCAACTGGTCAGCCGTCGGGTCGAGCCTATAATCGTATCCGAACTTTCCAGCTAAAACTTCTTCTAATGTTCCGAAGCTTCTTGTGATAACTGAATGATGATTGGGGCAGAGGCGATAGGTCTTGCCATGCCCTTCGTGATGATTTTCGGATAGAAAATATCCACAAGCTTCACATGGAGGGGTATTTCTTTGACGTACCTTGCGTCGCTCGCGAGCTCCTAGCCTGGCGTTTTCTCTGTTTCGTTCTTGCCGGCACTCATAGGAGCAGAGTTCTTTGTTTTGGTACGGTGTCTCAAACAGTCGACCGCAGATTGCACATTCTTTGACATAGGACATATTACAACTTAGTGTAAAACATCAAGTTTTCCACGTCAATCATTAAGATGTCCACAGTTCTTTTTTTGTTCTGATTGACTTAACGACGCCGTGCTTTATAGTAAAGCGTGGTAAGCATTCACGATCAATGATGTAAGTCTTGCCCCTGAATTATTGCCCATAGGGGGTATTGGTTTATCGTGTCTTATCATTTATAATGATAAGTGATCGTGAATGCTAAAACGCCTCCTAACAAGGGGGCGTTTTTCTTGTAGTCTCGGGAGTCCCTGACTGTTGGCTTCTAGGCAGACGTAAAATGGCCTAGTAAAACAGCTCAACGTTTTAGGCTATCGTATAAGCTCGCTTTGCACTGATGGGTAAAGTAAGATCAATATAGCTACCTTCACAATTCGGCAAGAGTTATAAAGAGTGACGGTTGGCGGTAGACCATGCTAGAGCCTCGGGTACGGCAAGCAATAGTAACGTTCTGCGCTTGTCCTCTGAAATAAGGGCGCTCGGTACTTTCCTGGGGATAGTCACGATAAATCCGAGCCACCGCCAGTGATCACTCTTTATAACTGTTCTCAATCGCAACGATTTGTTAGATCTTGAAGCTGTTGAATGTTATATGATTCTACCTGGAATTCAGGGGTGCATGTTAGATAACTGAACGCTGACGATTAAATAGCAAGGGGAGTTAGTACTCAACTTTACAAAGATGTGAACGATACAGGCCCGCCCCTCAGGTAGAGCTTTAGTACCCAACTCCCCCTCGCTCTTACGCGAAAAAAGGGAGTCACTTAGAGTGCTCCTTTGTCGTCATTCTTACCAGTCCGTTTGATCAGCTCAGCAGGAAACCAGTCAAAGTGCACCTTGTTGCGTGAGTCGGTCCACTCAATCATCCCGTGATGCCAAGTGTAGGCAACAGCCCGGCCATGGATGTCTCCAGCCCGTACAAGTGGGGCCTCAGCCGGGGCGAACTCTGTCATTGGTCCATCGCCAGGCACTTCTGATTCAGCTTTCATCCGCGCCATCATGCGCTCAAAGCCTTCTGCATCGAATTTGTTCATGAGCATCACCTTGCCAGCTAGTACTGACATTCTAGTACTTGGGGCGACGATCAAGCATGGGCATGGCGCGGTGGACAAAGCGCAGCCGCATGGCTCTACTTACTGGTGATTCCAACGGACACTAGAACGAAAGATGCAATTCCTAGTACGGCACAAATAGTAAACCATAGAACGAAGTCGATGTTCTTGAGATTTTTTGAAGTTGCCATCTTTTTCGTGATATATCCCAGCGCGGCTGCCATGCCAACAAACAGAACAAGGCCAAACGCTACCGCCCACCAGTTGGTAGTCGCCGTGAGGGAGCCAAACAACTCTTGAGCGATTTTCCAGGCAAAGTCAAGGCCGGCAACAATTAAGCCACCAACGACACCTGCCGCTACATTATTCGAGAATTGTGCACTGGTTTCTCTTTGGAACCAGTTGAGTGCATCTTTACCTTTTAGATTATCTGACATGGGAAAATCATATATGGCATTGCTCGCCGTTCTGGTCCATAGTAAATCCCAGCATGAACACGCAGCCAACGGTCATACGCAAGCACTGGTTTGGACTACTGGTTATCTTGTTGATTGGGGGAGCAGTGATGGGGCTCATCGCCGGCCTCATGACAATCTTTTACTACCAGAGCGCGTTGACGCTGACCTTGTACGTGGTCCTATCGGTTGTCCTGGTCACGGTCCTCGCTGCCACGGTCGTTACAGGCTACGTGTATCGGCTCTCGTTCATGGCCATCACTGACTCCCAGCTTGAATTCACCAACTGGTACACCCTCTTCTATGACAGCCAGAGCGTCTGCGAGTGGAGGAACATCGAGGACGTGAACGTGAAGCGCGGCGGCATCTTCGCGCAGATCCTGGGCTTTGGTACGTTACTGGTCCAGACAGCTGGCACCCAGAACAACCTCACGATGACTATGGTCCCCAAGGTAGAGGCCCTCCGAAACGAGCTGGCCAGCAGAGCGGATGCAGCTACGGCAAAAGTTCCCTATCCCGTAGAGCCCTATTGACCCAAGCGCTGGGCAAGTCCATATTGAAGCCAGATGAACGAGCACGCACCAATCGACCATCACGAGCTGCAAGAGCGGGTAGACCGCCTCTTTGATGAGTCTGATCGAGTTGTTGTGCAGATCCTTGGCAAGTATGTCGACGCTATTCGCCAACAAGAAGAAGATAGTTCGTTGTAGTTTGAGCAACGAACAACAGAGGTAAGGCTTCTAAGCATGCATATTGTGTCTTTACAAAATAAAGCAGTCGTGCTTAAATACATGCAGTTCAAACGAACATTAACAATTCAACCGCTACAACTGAGCAACCAGCGCACCTGTCTGTGAAATGCAGACCACGATACGAAACGTAAGTATCAAATGCAGTCGAGGTGCTTGGTTGTGGCGGTTGAATGAGTACATTGAAAATAACTAGATTGAGCGTAGTAGTGCTGGTAGTAAGGCAAAGAGATTAGGCAAGACCGATTCGTATAGTTCAACTGCTAGAACGTCCGCACCATCCATGTGGAAGACGACGCGTAAAACCCGCGAGCGAATCAGACGGGAGTCAGGCTAGCCCTGAGAGGTATTTACTACTAGCACCATACGCTCGATCAACAGCTAGTAGCGAAGCAGGTGCTAAGGCATTGCAGCGACAGTAGAGCAATCAAGCTTGAATCGCCGTTGCTTCCACCAAGAGCGGGTATCGAAGCGCCAGCTACTAGGCCATGTTTGCACAGAACAAAGATTGAACGTAGCTGTCGGGGCATAGAGGCTTCAAGATAGACCGGTTGTCGCTGGAAAGCGCTATGCGTGGAACAGTTCCTCATGCCCCACCACATACGTTCAATCACTCACAGATCCCCACCTGGTAGTCGACTCGTTCAACCTTTCCCCAAAGACTATTGATGCCTCGTCTACTACCAGCTGTGGCTCTATGAGCCAATCCATTATCCAAAGCTGTAGGGGCTGTGGAAACTGGGTACAAACCTGGCCGGTTCCTCCCACCCTCCGGCCAGGTCCAAATCTTCTAGCTCCAGTACTGGCAATGGCGTAATAGCATCCCACGTTGCCGGTACTGGCCCTAGCAGGCCTAGAGAACCAAAAAACAAATAACGCCCCCGCGAGTGGGCAAGGACAACACCAACATGAGTAAAACAACTCAAGAAACAACACGTACACAAGAAATCAAAGAACCAAAGACCATTGCGGTCCGCGAAGCAGTTCCCTGGCTGATCGTAGCCATCATGGCGTTTGCAATCGCTGGTCTCATCACTGGCTGGACTCTCCGGAGTGAGGTCGCGGTGAGTCAGCAATCAGCTGTGGCCGTAGCGTCAAAAGCAGTAGCCCGTTAACTCCCGTCAGTAACGAGCCAGCACCACAGACGGAACAACCTGTAGAGCATTTGCTCCAGGCAGCACCTATACAAGAAGCCGTAGTTGTCCGGGAATCCCGAACAACTGACATCGAGCAGATCGTTCGTGAAGCTGCCAGGAAGTACGGGCTCAACGAAGAGCACTTCCTCAGCATCGCTATGTGTGAATCAACGATGAATCCATCCGCGATTAATTACGGCTATTACGAGAACGGCCACCCGAGCGGGCTCTTCCAGCACCTAAGCGGTTATTACCCTGCACGAGCTGAGAAAGCCGGCTACAGCACTGACGTTTTCGACGCCTACAGCAATGCCAATACAACGGCAGCGATGTGGAGCGAAGGCCTGAGTCACCTCTGGGAGTGCCAATAACAGAACGCTTCGGTGGCTATGCGAGAGCTACCGAAGCGAACATCAACCTATAAACGAAAACAACTGAATATGAGTGCAAGCCAAACAGCCGACCAAATACTTGAACATGCAAACGTGCATCGTAAGCGTGCCGAGAAGCTCGCACAGCACCTGCTCCCGCTCAGCCTGGTCCAATTGATGATCGCTGTATCAGTTGCCTGTCTAGCGTCTAATGACCAGCTGCGATTGGCAATCATCGCAGCGATTATCCAGTTAACACTTTTAGGCCTGCAGACCATCCTCGGAAAGATTTCACGCTGGGATTCTTCTGTAGCAGCTGAGCTGGAGGCTGAGGGGGCCGCACTAAGTGCAGCGAACATCAATCGAGAGGAGGAAGAATCATGAAGCTACCTAAACGCTTCCCAACCCAACTAATTCTAATCAGCGCCACCATCCTTGGCATCGGCGCAGGAGCAACCCTATACATGGTCCAAGAAACACAACCAGCTGAAGAGAAAAGCTCCCTAATCGTCAAGCAAGACCCGCTTCCTCCGATTCAGTACGCAGAACCATCTAAGCCTGTCCTAGAAGCTCCTGCAGCGTCGTCAGTTAATGACACGACTACGAATCCATCTACAAACCCAGAAGCTCCAGAATCGCCTACAGTGCAGCCACAGGCCCATAAGTTCGCGGCCGAGATGGCAGCAGCCGGCATTTCAGAGTCTGACTTTGGAATCGTCGAGCAGCTTGTCCTCGACAACAATGGATGGCGCGTCTACTCAGCAAACCCTGATCAACCTATATGGCGCCTTGCACGTCAGACTAAGGGTGAACTCACCAGTCAGCTCAAAGATGTCGTCCTCTACGTCCAGGTCACCTACGACGGTTCATGGAGCGCTGCCCAAGACAGCTATGTAAATCGAGGGAACTTCTAGCTATGGCTACTGACCACTTTGAAGGAATGGAGCACATCGTTACCGGCTCCCGGAAGCACGGAGCTACCCAAAAGCAGTTTCAAGAATTCATCCGAGCCGCTGACGCTGGGCTACGTGTAGAGATGCATGGGCAGAACTACGTGGCAATGAGCCGGAACATGTACGACGAGCTCAAGACCAAGTACAAGGCCGCACCGGTCGCGTTCTTTGTGGACGAATCGGACAAGCTAACCGAAGACCAGCTGGCCGCGATTCGCAAGATTCAGATACGGCCCGTCGATAGCGCCAATTCAGAGCCAATCCAGGTGATTAGCCCGACAGCGCCGAGGCAGACAGCCAATCCAAGTCCCATGTACGGGCACAGGGGAGGGCGATAACTATGGCTCCTCCAATTAAGTTCCGAGCATGATTCAAGGATAAGGCGCCTGCGTACCCGACGATCAGGCAGGTGTTCAGTGCGACTGACAAGATCCTGAAGGCTGGGCGCGAAGCTGTTACCAACCAACCGATTTGAGCAAGGCGAAGAGAGCACCCGAAACGGCTACGAGTGCGATTAGAACCGGAACTGCGAACTCGACAGAACCATCATCTGTTTTAGTCTTCGCGTGGGCCTTCGATAGCAGTGAACTGATAAGTGTGAATCCAGACTTGATTGAGGCCCAGATTCTGGCTTTTGGCACCATGAAGAGTCCAGACAGAGCCAGAATGAATATCAGGGCAAGAACTGTGACTGAAGTCTGCTGCCAATCCGTCCAACCAGTAACTGCCGCCGCCAACATAACGGCAATTGCGACGACACCTGTCGATATAGTACTCGCACCTACGCCTTGCCAAAATTGTTCTTGTTTGAACCAACCTAGGACCAGTGTGCGCTTCGTAGGTGCATCTCCAGCAGCTATCGTTGAATCAGCCATTTTTCCCCCAGTAAATTGAATGAATGTCCCACTAGCCTACCCTCGAGAAATTCTCTGCATGCGTAGAAGCTCAGACCTCGCGTGAGATGACCGGGTTTACTGGGATATGGCTTTAAAGGCTACAACGACTACGGGCACCTAAAACTTGGAGCGCCTTCCACTGCGGCTATTGGGGGACGCCACCGTTGAAGGACAGATGCGACGGTACCTGGGCTATGAGTCACAGCAACGCATGAGCACTTTATGCCAGCCGTGTCGGGGGGCTCGGATAGTCTTAACGGACTATGACGATCGCAATGTTACCGGGGCTGCCCGCTGAACTACTCGTGACTCCAGCAGAGAAGAGCTATGGACTCGAGGAGAAGAAGCGCGGCGCGATTTTCACCAAGCAGCCTGTTGTCGACTTCATGCTTGATTTGATCGGATACACGGCTGACAAGCCGCTCTTTGAGAAGCGACTACTTGAGCCAGCGTCGGGCGGTGGGCGCTTCATGACCACGGCCGTGGCAAGGCTTATCAAGAGCTGGAAAGCACAGACAGACAGCACGGACTATCGCCAACTTCTACCATCGCTGAGAGCTGTAGAGCTCGATACGGAGACGTATCTTGCGTTCAAGGAGTCCCTAGGCGGATTGCTTGTGTCTCAAGGCTTCAACGCGGTTGAAGTCAGCGAACTTGTTGCCGCTTGGCTCATACACGACGACTACCTGTTGACGGACCTTGAGGGGCCATTCGACTTTGTCATCGGCAATCCGCCATATGTACGCCAAGAACTCATTGATCCTGAATTGCTCGCGGCCTACAGACTCCAGTTCCCGACGATGGTCGGCCGAGCGGATCTCTACGTCCCCTTCATTGAACGATCTCTGGATTTGCTGGGGGACAAGGGGCAACTGAGCTTCATATGCTCAGATGCTTGGACACGCAATGAGTACGGTCGACTTCTGCGCTCAAAGGTAGACGCCGGATTCCACCTGAAGTACTACGTCGATATGTATGGTGTCGATGCCTTCGAAGTCAGCGTTGGTGCGTACACCTCGATCACTGTTATAGAGAAGGCTAAGCAAGGCCCGACCGTCGTCGCAAAAGCTGAGGATGCAGGCAATGATTACCTGACTGAGCTAGAGGCTTGCCTGACTGACTCGAAACGACAGGCAGAAAATCCAGCCGTGCGTGTGATCGATAAGGCCACTAAGGGAGAGTCGCCCTGGCTTCTCGGCATCGGGGATGAGCTGAAGATTATTCATCATATGGAACGGAAGTTCAAGACGCTTGCTGACGTCGGTTGCCGGATTGGCATTGGGGTTGCATCCGGAACAGACAAGGTCTACGTCGTCGACTATGCGACAACAGACGTTGAAGTGGGCCGGCTATTGCCATTGGCCACTAATAAGGACCTGAAAGATGGCCAGTTGCAATGGAAAGGCAAGGGGATACTGAACCCTTGGGCCGATACGGTCAAGCCTGAACTTGTCGACCTAGCGGAGTACCCGAAGCTTGCAGCGATGTTTGAACCACACCGTGAGCAGCTAATGAAGCGTTATGTTGCCAAGAAGAACCCGGACAAGTGGTTCAAGACAATTGACCGCATCACCCCAAGCCTGACGTGGGAACCAAAGCTTCTAATCCCCGACATCAAGGGCAACGGCGACGCCATTGGATACGACGAGGGCAACCTCTATCCGCACCACAACCTTTACTACATCACTTCAACGAAGTGGAACTTGCGGGCTCTGCAGGCACTTCTACGCTCGGGAATCGCACATCTGTTTGTGAAGGCCTACTCAGTCAAGATCGGCGGAGGTTATTTGCGCTTCCAAGCCCAGAACCTCAAACGCATCCGACTGCCAGAATGGAACGACATCTCTCAAGATGATCAAGCTGTCATGGTTGAAGCCGGCGAATCAGGCGAGACCTTGGGACATGACTTGTTGGCTCGCATTTATGACATCAATGAAAGTGACTTAACAGCGGTTCTTTAGCAAGATCGAGGGGTGCATCTAACTCCCGAAGATATTGACGACCTGACCAGACGAGCAGTCCAGCATTTTTGGATGGTTCGTGACAACGCAAAGACGAAGGGTGCGGGCAACGACCGGGGCAATCGCTCTGGCGCAACTTCTGGTAAGAATCTCGATGGCTTCGTTGAAATCATGGCGGACCTCATCGCGGAGGCAAAGATCGAAGGTCTCGTTACTGGCACGACCAAGACTCAAGTCAACCTTCCAGGCTATTTGCGTCCGAGTAAGGACTGGGACCTAGTGCTTTCCCGCCAAGGCGAGTTGCTCGCTGCAATCGAGTTCAAGAGTCATGTTGGGCCATCGTTCGGTAACAATTTCAATAACCGTGCTGAAGAAGCCATGGGGTCATCACTCGACTTGAGGACAGCAGTCCAGCATGGTGTCTACGGCGACGGTCACAGGATGCCGTTCTTGGGTTGGTGCATTCTCGTTGAAGATGCCCCGAAGTCACGCGCTGAGACTGGTATAGCGTCCCTAATCCGCACTTTCAAGCCGATGGAAGAATTCCGCGGCGAGTCCTACCTTGGCCGCTACGACATCTTCTGCCAGCGATTGATGGAGCAGTCCTTCTATACTGCCGCATCCGTCATAGCGTCTCCTGAGCTTGAGGGTTTGGAATCAGGGGACTACTCGGATATGTCAGAGGCAACAAGCTTTGAGGCATTCATTCGTCGGTTCTGGGAGCACTTGGCTACCGTTTAATGAACTGGAAAAACTCATTCTCATAAGGAGCTGCATGACGACGGTTGACGCCAACGAAGAAGAAGCCACGGTCTTACCGTACCCAGTCGAACAGTTGAAGCTTCTCCATACTGAGATTGATAGACAGCGATCGATGCTAGCCCAGCGTCTGGCCAACTTGCACACCAGAGCCGCCATCTTGGTGACTGCTTCGGGCATCCTGAGTACGCTGATCATTGCGAATTGGGCTTCCTACTGGCAATTTATCGGCGTAGTAATTGGGGCCATCGCGGCCGTGATCGGTTTGTGGGCAATGAAGCCTCGACGGGGCCCCGAGGCAAGAGCGACGCAAAGGTTCATCGAACGATTGGGGGCTGATCCGTTTAGCACGGAGTACAGCATTGTTGATGATAACCGCGTAGCACTGGAAGACGACTATGATCGGGTTGAATCAACGGGTTCACTCGTAACACGAGGCTATGTAGTGCTCGTTGTCGCTTGGTTGTTCACACTTGTTGTTGCCGCACTGACAAGCCTAAATTGGATATAGAAAGATGGATGAATGTCTGAAGATAAGCCGAAATACAACGTTGTCCCGCCTATCCGGATTCCAACAACGAACGTAATATCAGTTAAAGAATCTGGGTCGTTCAGCCATGGCGACAGAGAACAGGCGTCACCAAAGGAAACCAAGAGCAAGTAGAAAAGAAGTAGCCAGCTCGTCATCAACGGGTTGGCTATTTCAATTTAAGGCCGTTTGTGCATAAATAGACGCACACATGACAGATGTAAAATTGCCTCGTAGTACCATTCTCAAAGATGAGGTCGTTACAGACGTCTCGCAGTTTAGAAGTGCTACATCTGGATTTCATTCAGAGCGTGAATTCGTTGATTTTATAGAGACCAACCTTGAGAAATTCATGTTGGAAGAAGCCGGTCTAGTCTACAAAGAACATCGCCGTGAGTGGAGGCTCGCCAAGTTCTCCCCTTACGGAGGCAATAGGGCTCGGATCGATCTTATGGTTGAGAGTACATCAGGCCGGCGAATCGGAATTGAGTGCAAGTTCCCTACAATAGGTACGTTCAATGACATGTCGAGAGCCCTGTCACAAATCCTCGCGTATTCGGTGATTGCTCGCGAAAATGAGGCACCCTTCGATGAGCTCTACTTGCTAACAACTGCCTACGACGATGTCGTGCACAAGGTCATCGAATCGTTCCATCTTCCAATCAACGTAATCGTCTTCTCTCGTAATGAGCGGGCAAAACTAGTAATGAATGGAGGTGGTGATGAGTGAAGTAGAAAATACAGAGACTGAGCAACCGAAGAAAGCTATGGGACGTCCATTGAAGTACCAGACTAAAGATGAACTTGAGGTCGCTATTGACTCGTACTTCAATACGCAGGACCCTCACATCGAGGAGCGCCTAGTTGAATCTGGAACGACCGAGAAGGGCGAATCTATCTTCACGATGCGCAAGATCATGACCGAGCAGAAACCATACTTGGTCAGTGGCCTTGCCATCCATTTAGGTGTCACCCGTCAAACCTTGTTGAACTATCGTGAGCGCGAAGACTTTTTTGACTCGATAGCGCGAGCTCTCGGTCGCTGCGAAGCATATGCAGAAAGCCAGCTCTACGGATCGCACGCAAGAGGAGCGATCTTCAACCTGCAAAACAACTACAAAGGCGAGTTCCAAGACTGGTCAGACAAGCAATCGATTGACCACACCACAGGTGGCGAGCCGATGACCGCGCTCGTGGAGTTCATTGGTGGCGGTACCAAACCAAGTACGGATTAAGTTCCTCGAAGAGTATCGGGCTCTATTCGATGAGACTCTGCGTAACATCGTCTTCTACGGAGGACGTGGCTCAGGTAAGTCTCAGCACGTAGCCATCGCCCTCATCTTACGCGGTCGGCAGAAGAAGCTGCGCATCCTTTGTACCCGTGAGTTGCAGAACAGCATCGCTGATTCCGTGCACAAGCTTCTATCCGACATCATCAACAACAACGGATTCACTGACTATCAGATTACTGAAAACGTCATCCGCAATACCTTGACCGGCACTGAGTTCATCTTCAAAGGTCTCCGGCACAACTCTATGGAGATCAAGTCCACCGAGGGTATCGACATCGCCTGGGTGGAAGAAGCCCAAAGCATCAGCGAGGCAAGCCTCAAGATCCTGGTCCCGACAATTCGTAAGCCGGGTAGCCAGCTTATTTACACGTTCAACCGCATGAACGAGCTCGACCCTGTCTATGTTCGCTACATCCGTACTCCCCGCAAACGTACTCACGTTGCCAAGGTGAACTATGACGTACTGGACCGAGCCGGCCTCTTACCGCCAGAGCTCCGTGAAGAGATGGAAGCGGACAAAGCAACCTCTCTGGACCTCTATGCGCACGTCTGGTTGGGTGAGCCAATGTCTCAGGCTGATAATGCCATCATCGGCCGTGAGGGCGCCATGCAGGCCATGGAGCGTGAGGTAGAGGACGATGGAGCAATCGAAGTCGGTGTGGACGTGGCCAGGATGGGAAGTGACCGGACGGTATTCATGATGCGTCGTGGCCACAAGAAGATTGGCGAGCAAATTTTCAGCAAGTTGCGGACGGATGAAGTCTCCGATCAGTTGGAGAAGTTCGTCGGTTTCGATAAGTCAGTGATCATCAAAATTGACGATACGGGCGTTGGTGGAGGTGTCACTGACCAGATGCTTCGCCGTGGTTATCGTGTCGTGCCAATAAACTTCAATGACAAGGCAAACGACCCGGATAAGTACCCGAATATGATCAGCGAGGGCTGGTTCTATTTGGCCGATCTAATGGATCAGATGCAGATCAGTCTCGACGAAGACTTGCTCATGGAGCTGACTACCCGGCAGTGGAAGATGGACTCCAAGGGGCGTCGTGCCGTCGAGAGTAAGGTTGACTACAAGAAGCGTGGATTTAGGTCACCGGACAAGGCTGATGCGCTCATTCTTTGCTACTACAACGTCATGCCTGGGGACTTCGATTACAAGAGTGATAAGAGCTCAGATTCCTACGATTCCCCGATTACTTCGGGCTTGTTAAGTAGTCGCTTCTAGTTTAAATTGAAGGGAGATGGCATCCCAGTCAAAAAACAAAGTTCTGACCTCTTCTGAAATCGGTGACACCGGTGTTCAGATATTCAATGGCATCATTACCGGCGAAGAGTACAACCGGAACCTAACTGGCTATCGAGGCCTACTTGTATGGGATGAAATGCGTCGCTCTGACGCTACTGTGGGCGCCTCACTACGTGCTGTAAAGCTTCCTATCAAGTCCACCAAGTTCTTCATGAACCCAGCGACTGATGATGACCTAGACGTGCAGATCAGTGAATTCGTGAACTGGAACTTGTTCGAACGCCTCAAATGGAAGCAAGTACTAGGGGAGATCCTTACACACCTCGAGTTCGGTTTCTCGGTCCACGAGATGGTGTTCGGCGTTGAGACCGTCGAGGGCGTTGAACGCGTCGTACTGATAAAGCTCGCCTTCAGGAAGCAGACCAGTGTCTCTAGCTGGGAGGCGGACAAGACTACGCCTGGCGTCACGTTCAGGAAGGCTGACGGCACGACCGTCCCGATTCCACTTGAAAAGATTGTGGTCTTCACCAATGAGCAAGAAGGTGACAACTACGAAGGTCGCAGCATCCTGCGTACGGCTTACAAGCACTGGTTCTATGTGGACAAGTACTACCAAATCGATGCTGTCGGACATGAGCGCCACTCCCTTGGTGTCGTCAAGATCAAGCACCCGACAAGCGCCACTGATACGCAGCGCAGATCTGCACGAGCTGCCGCACGCAACCTCCGTGCCAGTGAAGAGTCGTACATCGAAGAGCCCCAAGGCTGGGACATTAATTTCATGGACATGCAGGGAAACAGTCTCAAAGATATCCAGCCGTCTATCAATCGCCACGACCGCCAGATTACCAAGAGCGTTCTGGCTCAGTTCCTAGAAATTGGTTCATCGGGAAGTAGCGGCACCCGTTCAACGAGTGAAGACCATCGTGAGCTTTTCAACCAATCTGTACAGGCTGTCCTTGACTACGTGAAAGACACTATGGGCTACGTCGTGAAGACACTGGTAGACCTGAACTTCAACGTCGATGCCTATCCAACTGTTGGGTCGGGCAAGGTAGACCAGAAGAGTATCGGCGTCCTGGCTGAAGCCCTGTCAAAGTTCAACGCTGCTGGACTGATCACCGTGAGCGATGAAGACGAAGCCTATGCTCGAAACTTACTGGGATTCCCTGATATGAATCCTGACGATGCACGCGACAAACCCGAACCAGGGGCCAACAAGACTGAGACTAAGACAGACGTCAAGGACAAAGAATCAGCGGACGAGATCAAGGCTGCCCGCCGCGGAAATGCGATTGAAGCACAGGTGAGCGCTCGTGAAGTGGACGGGCTACTAGATGGCATTGACATGGTCCCTGAGGACAGGGGATGCATCATGCTCGACACTGAGCTGCTCGAAGTCCGTAAGTTCGTAGAAAATGCAGACGATGACCTGGCTGAGAAAGACGGCTTTGGTGGGGGAGCGGTTGCTGAGACTGAAGCACATGTGACCTTGCTATACGGCCTACTCGAGAACGGCAACATATGGAAGAAGAACGTCGACAAGGCCCTTGAAGGCTGGTCACTGGACTCTGTAACCATTGATCACGTCGACAAGTTCGACTTGGGGGATAGTTACGCCATCGTGGCGCACATCGAAGCAACTGAAGAACTCATAGATGCACATGATCGACTGACGTTACTGCCAAATGCGCAGACATTCAGCGAGTACAAGCCACATCTGACAATGGCGTATGTCAAACATGATGACGAGATAGCTACCAAGTGGATCGATGCCCTGGGCGCTCAATACAACGGCAAGACGCTCAAGACCGCGGGTATCAACTACGGTGACCTGCCTGACGAAGATGGCATTCCTAAAGAAGCGAATGCACTGAAGAAGATGGCAACGAAGGTCTCCGCATCACTTACAAGGATGCTCTATGGCAACAAGACAAGAACTCCTTAAGGCTCGCGAAGAGCTGCACGTGGCCATTCACGCTGCGGAGGAGTGGCAAGACAGCTACAAGGCGAGTCCTGATACGTTTGCCAAGCTACTGAAGCTAGAAGCGGCCTTAGAAACAGCCACAGGTGAGTATCTACATGAACTTGCGAGCCGTGCGCCCAAGTATGTGGACTGGTCCAAGTTACCCGAGCCAATCAAGGCCGATGCCGGCCCGGTGTTCAACAACGACGATGCTGTTTGGCTCTATGAAGAGCAACTGCTAACTGCTGCGGTCATCGACCTCATTACTGAACTCATTGCTACTGGAGCCATTGCGGGGGAGCACCTCTACGGCATTCCCATGGGCTTCAACACCTTGGATGAAGCGATCATGCAGGCTGCCCGACTACACGTAGCCACTATGGTCAGAGGCATCACCGACACTTCGCGCAAGCTGATCCGCGAGTCAGTTGCCAAGAGTATCGCCCTGGGGGAGAACGCTCACGAAGCAACTATTCGCCTGATGGACATCATCGACAACCCAATACGTGCTGAGCTCATCTCGCAGACAGAGCCAGTGAATGCTTATCAGACTGGATTGAAGCACTATGCGTCTTCAACTGGAGCCAAACGCAAGATATGGGATGGACTGGTGGGCGCCTGCCCTCTATGTGTTTCAGCCATCAATCAAGGTGAGATAGACATTGACGCGAAATTTACTCTCTCGGACGGTCGTGAAGTCGATAGGCCTGCATGTCATCCAAGAGACAGGTGTGGAGTAATTTACATTTACTAGTAATTCTCTTGACATTTATTATCGCCTGATAGATGTTATAGACAGATATGACCAAGATTCAAGGATTAATTACCAAAGTAGCTATTAAAGCAGATGCACAAGGCAATGCGCCGGCATCAATTGAATTACTCCGAACTGGTGACTGGCAAACTATGTGGCACGGTGACTTTGAAGTCACTATGGCAGACCTGCATGAATACGCAGCTAACTTCGCCAAAGGCATCAGCCTGGTAGAAGGTTCTAACCGTGCTCCCATCAACTACGCTCACGATTCCTGGGACAAGGCCGCTGGCTGGATCACCAGCATCTCAGTAGACGACGCACGTGAAGCACTCGTAGCCAGCGTGGAATGGACACCAGAGGGTGCGCAGGCACTCAGAGATAAAGAGTGGGCGTATATTTCTCCGGAATTTAATCCGCGAGGCTGCCCATGGTCAGACGCTGAGGGTACGGAAGACGCTGACGGCATCCCTACATTCGTCAACAACGTCCTCTCGGGAGCTGCCCTTACCAACATCCCATTATTCAAGAAACTGAAGCCAATTATGGCATCGCGCCTTCCTAGCAAGACAGTGAAGGCGTCTGCCGCTGGCAACAGTGAAAAACATAACGAAGGAGAACCTATGACGTTAGAAGAGATTCGCGCCAAACAAGTTGCTGACCTGAACGATGAAGAGAAAGCGTTCTTGGTTGAGCACAAAGCCGAGCTAACAGCTGAAGAGCTGAAGACTCACGGCCTAGAAGCAGAAACACCCGAAACTCCGGAAGAGCCAGAGACACCTGAGGTTCCAGAAACTCCGGAAGTCCCTGAGACTCCAGAGACACCTGCCTCAATCGAGGCAAGCGCTAAACCAGTAAGCATTACAGCTTCTGAACTAGCAAGCCTCAAAGCCGACGCTGAAGCAGGACGTGCAGCTAAGCAAGAGCTTGAAGCTAGCAAAGCTAAAGCAATCGTGTCTGCAAGCGTAAATGCTGGCCAGATCAAGAGCGGTGACGCTGACCGATGGACTAAGACGTTGCTTGCATCTCAGGGTGCTCAGCGGACTGAAATCGAAGCCCTACTAAAAGGTCTTCCCGTCAACGCTTCGCTCGAGCAAGAGCTTGGTGATGCAGGCGCAACTGTCGTAGCTGATGCCTTGAAAGAGGTGGATACCCGCGTCAAGAAAATCATGGCAGATGGCCGAGATGCCAACAAGACGGTGTCCTACGCAGAGGCACGAATGCAAGTGCTCGAAGCTGACGCCAACCTTAAAACACAGATCCAGGAGGAGAAGTAACCATGACAGCATTCCAAACTGGTGAGCGTACAACCCGAATCGCAGGTGAAGACCTGACCGGCAAACGCTACCAACTCGTAAAACTTGATGCCAATGAGAAAGTCGTCTTGGCATCTGCCGCAACCGACGCAATCCTCGGTGTCCTAGACACTGATGCAAAAGCCGGTGACGTCGTTGATGTTGTCCTGCTAAACGGCGTAGGCACCTTCAAGGTCCGCCTTGCAGCTAACACAGTGAAAGATGCCTACCTGACATCTGACGCAAACGGTAAAGCCGTTCTTACAAGTACAGCTGGTGACCGTGTATTCGGTCGCCTCATCCGTGCTGGTAAGGCAGGTGAAATCGCCGAATACATCAAACATAACGAAAAGTACTAAGGAAGGCATAACGCACCATGGCCAATCAACCTACATACATCGACCAGGCGCTAAGCAACGTTGCTAACGCTTGGGAGAACACGCAAGAAGACTTCATTGCGGACAAACTGTTCCCAATCGTTGAAGTCACTAAGAAAACGTTCCAAATTGCTGAATACGGAAAAGAGAACCTCCAGCTGCCAGGCAACTCGCTTCGTACGGGTCTTTCAGCAGCCGCTAGCGTCGCCTGTCTCCTCCACTAGGTCAATGTAGGCTTCCAGATCTTTCATGCGACGGTAGAGCCTGTCCAGTTGCCAGGCAATAACGATGTCGACTTCGCCGCGTTTGATGGCTTCAACCATGCGCATGTAGGCGGGACGTGGCTTGCCTGAGTAGGCACTGATTGAATTATCAACCTCGACAAGCGTCACTTCCCAGCCGTTCCGCTCGGCCAGTGCTCGGCAGGCCTCTTCCTGGCGCTCTACGCCAAGGCCCTCGCCACGCTTGTCGTCGCTGATTCGAGCATAAATTGCACATCGTTTGGGGGTGGAGTTGGTATCTTGCATGGTAAATCTCTGCCGATCA